AATTTACCAAAACGCAAAATATTTTTTCTCTAGTTATCATAAATGAAAATAAAATTATTATTATATGGAATCATTGCTGTTGTTTCTGTTGTTATCATTTTTTATTGGACAGATTATTTATTCAAAAATAATTACATTCAAGAAACATTTACTAGTATAGCGCCGATTAAAGAAGGTCCAGATACCACCCATAGTGTAAATTTACCCAATCCGGCTTTTAATAAATACACTTGTAAAAATATTTGCGGACCACCTGGGCGTTGTCGTATAACAGGCGAGGATTGTGTATCTGATGTTGATTGTTACGGTTGTGTTCCTCCACCAATTTATAATCGTGAAATAAAGGACCAAACAACCAATATAAAACCAGTCATGAGTACATTTTCAAAAGATATTACTAAAACCTCATCCGAGATTAATCCTGGAGAAAAACCCGCAACCTATAATATGGGCGTTGACATGTGGAAGTCAGATTTTGATTTAGAAGAAAATATTTTTAAAGAAAAATATTATCCATCAGGAGATTTAACATTTATCATGAAATATCCAGTAAGAACCACACTTAGTGGCGAATTTGTAGATGACGGCGCATATGCGTTTAACGAGTCCACATAAAAAATACAAAAATAAGTAATATGTTCACTGGTACCATATTTTCTTTTATTTTTAACAAAAACAGCAACATATATTTAATCATCAATCTATCATATTGATTTCCAAATTTTTGTAATAATAAACCTAAATCTTCATCATGATCGTAATCATCTTGAGATTTGTCATCTACAACTATACTATTTTCATCAATTGAAACATTCTCATTAATATCTGGAATGATACAAGTTTTCATGTGATTATTATACGACATTTTTGTATAAAATAAATCATTACAATGATTACATTTTAAAGGATTTACATTCAACTTGTGTTTATCCGTCTTTACATGCTTTATATAACTATTTTTCAAAGGAGTATAATAACTACATGTTGAGCACATATACAAATTCGTATTTGGGTCTTTCAACAAAATGTCATCATTATTGAATTCAACGGTTGTCATTTTATTTGATATTGAATAATATAATTCGTAAAATCTTTTTATATTATTTATTTTGTATTTGTATTTATTTGTATTTATCTGTATTTATTTTAAGTAGCATACATTAATCCGCAGTTTCCACCAACAAAAGTGACCATATTGATTCGCTCCTCAAATACAACCAAATTAAAATTATAATCATATATTCTCCATGTTGGTTTATTAATTCCTATAATTTGTCCCGATTCAGGATCACATATGGTAAGCGACTGAGCATACGGGTCAAGTGATGGCACAATCGTATTTAACTCAAATTCAATTGTTGTAAAACGACTCATATTAATCGCGCCTGATGGCTGTAAATCAAACGGTGATGTATTCATACAAAAATTATAAACGTATAAACCATCTGGTGCGTTACCAGCAGTTCGTGTGTATTTTTCTATATAATTATACACCCCAACAGGTTGTGCGTTTTCACGATATGATCCATCCAATAATAGCGCCATGGATATTAATATATTTTTTTCATTCTCTAAATTATAATTTCCGGTCAATAACCATCCGGTTAATTTACCGTTTGAATTTACGCCAGGACCGATGTATACAACTGTAGTAGAGCCATCTGGATTTGTCCGGGTAATTTGGTAATCTCCGCTTGTTGACGCTGGTATTAAATCATATGGCAAATAATTATAAGGCCAGTTGGTATAATTACTCCATTCGTTGCGCAAATTCGCATCACTTCTCTGCATATAAAATGTATAATTAGAAATCATGCCAATAGAATCCAATTGTACTTTATTGGGTCCAGTGACATTGTAAAACACATTTTCTCGTACTTGCCTGAACAAATATTTCTGTTCATTCAAAGCAAAAATTCGGGATTCGGCGTTTGATAAAAAACAATATGTACAATTCAAATGAACGTCCGCGTTCCACAGTGTCCTGGTGTCCGTATATGAACTCACACCTAGCTCTACATCTGGAGGTGTCTGTAAAAAACGGTAAAATTGCATATAATACAAATTAAAATTAGGGGCAACATATGGATAATTATTTGCGCTATCCATCACATCACGTATTTGAAACAGTTCTTGTATTGGTCTCATAGTAACATTTATTTGTAATTCATTGTATTGTAAGGCAACTAAAGGGAACGCCATTTGTGTCTTCATAGTGAACCATGAATTAAGCGGAATATAAAGAGTTCTACCACGAATTGACGGTTCGGCACCAGCCGGATTTGTAGTATAAAACGCGTTTGGATATGAATTTACACGAGTACCAGAATTACCAGGATTATTTAATTCAGGAACATTACCTGTCATTTTATCAAAAAGCGCTTTCTTTTCCGCGGAAAAATCGCGCTGTGCCATCGCAAGTATATAACTTCCTGAATATTCTTGTAATGTTTGATTCCCACAAGTAATCGTAATTCGTGATATCATTTGTGCTCCAATATTCTCAATCCATTTGAATTCGTATGGTATCCACGCACCAGTATTATTTTCTGTGCTAGCGGCATCTGTATTTGGTGGAAATATAGGACTCCATATATTAGGCAAATCCACGCTCAAATAACAATCCATTAAAAGATCAGCATAACGCTTTACTTTAAATGTAAAATTTGATTCTTCTGATAAACGCAAGGTGCGAGACCCTTCAAAATCAAGTCTAAATTTTTGTAATGAAAAATTAGTATATTTATGATAGGTTGATTTAAAAAATGTTTTACTTGGATTACCGGTCAAAACAATATCTTGATTACTTGCTGAAACCAATTGTATTAATCCTCCACTCATTTATCTATTATATTATAGTAATAAATTTATATTTAACTGATTTTTTAAATATTTTTATTAATTTTAAATAATTTTAAAATACTTTTATTAGTATATATTAGATACTACTAAAAGATGGATAATATAAAAGAATTCAAAAAAATATTCCAACGAGGTGATATTGTGCCATATATTTTTTGGGGTGCGGTGATAACACTTGTCATTTCCTTTTTTATTTATTATTTGTACATAAAAAATTTAATGAATCGTGAATGTAGTTATATGAATAATAAATATGGAACAATCAATGGTAAAATACAATCCATGAATTCAGCAAACCCAAAATCAAAATATACACTGAAAGATTATTATATCAAAACAGCATATAATTGTTGTAGTGGAGGATCATACAAGAATGATTATGTAAATACATGTAATTTAACAAATGTTCTTAAACAAGGATGTCGGGGTCTTGATTTTGAAATATATTCAATCAACGACCAACCAGTTATTGCCACCTCAACAAGTGATAGTTATTATATTAAGGAAACATACAATAGTGTTCCTTTTGCCGATGCTATGAAAATTATTGTAAATTATGCATTTTCTGATACGGGGGCACCTAATCCAAGTGATCCCATCTTAATTCATTTGAGAATCAAAAGTAGTAATCAAAAAATGTTTCAAAATTTAGCAAATATATTTGATACTTATGATAAATACTTTATGGGACCCGGCACAAGCTATGAAAGTGGAAAAACCAATTTTGGAAACACCAAGCTGCTTGATTTATCCAAGAAAATTGTTTTAATTATAGATAATAGTAACAAAGCATTTATGGACAATCGTGATTTATATGAATATGTAAATATATTGAGTAATTCGGTATTTATGCGAGCTCTTAGAAATTATGATATTAAAAATACTCCAGATCTTGCTGAATTACAAAATTTCAATAAAAGAAATATGACAATTGCTATGCCAGATAAAGGTTCTAACCCATCAAATTTAAGCGCAGCCGCTGCTAGATTAACTGGTTGCCAAATGATTGCCATGCGTTTTCAACATGATGATGTCAGTTTAAAAGAAAGCGATAAATTTTTTAGTGATGCAGGATGCGCGTTCGTATTGAAACCAGAAAATCTACGTGACATACCAATAACTGTTCCCGCTCCAAAATCTCAAAATCCAGCAGTTAGTTATCAACCACGATCTGTAAAAACAAAAAATTATAGTTTTAATATTTAAGGGAATTTTAGGGATTCTGGATTAAATCTATGTGGTGTAAATATATTATCTCTATCTATGTTAGATAATATATCTAGGAAAATATGAATAAACTATGTGATAAAAATATCTCATTTGAAGATTGTGAATTAGTCATTTTACGTTCAGCTGTGGATAAAGCAGAACACATGGTTCGTAAAAAGGCTGTTAATTCTCCGGATATTACTAAAATATTAACTATTGTTGAAAACTTTATCAAGAAAAAAAGTCTAATTTGTTACGGTGGAACCGCAATCAATAATATACTTCCTAAACAAGAACAGTTTTATGATAAGGACATTGAAATTCCAGATTACGATTTTTTTAGTCCAAATGCGTTAAATGATGCTAAAGAATTGGCAGATTTGTATTTCAAAGAAGGTTTCCCCGAGGTTGAAGCAAAATCTGGGGTACATCACGGAACCTACAAAGTATTTGTGAATTTTATTCCCATCGCTGATATTACCCTGTTACATAATGATTTGTATAAAAGCATTAAACGTGAAAGTATCAGTGTTGGCGGTATTTTATATGCCCCGCCCAATTTTTTAAGAATGTCCATGTATCTTGAACTGAGTCGCCCGGCTGGAGATATCTCTCGCTGGGAAAAAATATTAAAAAGACTCACACTTTTGAATAAAAACTATCCACTCAAAAGTGAGAATTGTGATGACATTGATTTTCAAAGAGAAATGAGCGATGACAAAAAAGAAGCCAAGATTTATGATAATGTAAAAAACACTCTAGTGAATCAATCCGTCGTATTTTTCGGTGGATATGCCATGTCAATGTACGCCAAATATATGCCAAAAGAAATACATCATCAAGTCAAAAAAATACCTGATTTTGATGTCATTTCTGAAGATCCTGGATTAACTGCTGAAATTGTAGTGGAGAGATTAAAGGATATAGACGTAAATAACGCGCGTATTATAGTAAACGACGCAATCGGTGACGTCATTCCAAAAAATTATCAAATCATGATTGGAAAAGATACAATTGCTTTTGTATATGAACCCATTGCTTGTCATAGTTATAATCAAATCACTGTAAAGGGGCAGAAAATAAAAATAGCGACGATTGATACTATGTTGAGTTATTATTTAGCTTTTGTATATGCTGAAAAAAAATACTATAATGTGGATCGTATTTTGTGTATGGCAAACTATTTATTTGAATTACAACAAAAAAATAGATTAAGTCAAAAAGGTCTCTTGAAAAGATTTAATATAATTTGTTACGGACATCAAAAAACAATTGAAGAAATTAGATCTGAAAAAGCGCATAAATTCCGAGAATTAAAACAAGACAGAACGGGTAAAGAATTCCAAGAATGGTTTTTGTCTTATAGACCTGCGGAGATAAAAATCGCAAGGATAAAAACAAAAAATTATGGAAAACTTAAAAAAAAGTACGTAAAAACATTGCGGGTTCAAAGTAAGAAAAATAAAAAACGGACGCAAAAGAAACGGGGTTTCTTTTTTTAGATTTTTATATTTTTGGATTTTTACATTTTTAGATGTTGTAGAAATTTCCAAAAATGTAATACACTAAATGACACCATTAAAATGTCCCAAACAATGTGGTTGTTTTTGATAATATATAATACACGACCCCAAATAAGAGACTCGTAAATAAATACCCGTAAATATTTATATTTCCGTCTTTGAAAAATAAAAAGGGCAAATACTTGAACAATAGTCTTTTGAAAATTGGTAATTGAAACAAGAAATACAATATACATAACAATAATGGAGTCTGTATTTCATCATACATTTGATCCATTGTGCCTATTCTCTCGTGTTGTTTATTATATTCAGCTATAATGTCCTCGTTTTCCTGGTAATCCCTTATATAATCTAGTGATTCACTTGGGGCTGGGGGAATATAGTTGGGTTGTATAGATGGGTCCTGTACAAGACCATCCGTATTTCTTGGAATATCTCTTGATTGTAATTGTGTCAAACCAGTAGAACTGGCATGCTGTAATCCGCTTACTAATTGATTAATTGTCGTTTGGTCTAAACTCATTCCGGATGAGGATTGAGGTTGGGACTGGTTATTCGCATCTGCCGGCATTCTTTCATTAATAGAAAAAGAAACATTTCCCCCTACACTTCCACCACCAGTTGGATCCGTAGGTAAGTCTAATATACTTGTAGTATCCCCGGACATATTATTATAATATAGTTTGATTATTATAATCATACAAGATACGCAAATATACGAATTTATTCATTATCTATTATTCGTTTACTTTTGTCACATTTGGTAGAAACATTTTTATAGGTATAACATTTATCGCCAAATTTATATACATTATCGTCAATTTCATCTATAGGTGGCGCTTTGTAAATAATACAGTTTTTACCTTTACAAACTCTTCTAAATAATGTAGCTAAACCTAATCCTAAAATAATTGACATTAATATTCTCCCACTTTCGGTATGTAAAAATTTAGATAGTCTCAACATATATTTACATACGATTATTATTTATACATTCTCTAAAATATTCATGTTTGTGATTGTGATTTACCGTTGTATTGGCGTTGATTTTATTTTTGATTTATCAGAAGGACATTTGACTTCATTTGCCTGATACGTGTAACAGTTGTCTGCCTTATCACGGTATTGTACTGAATTGCTATTTTCTGGTGTTGGGTACATATAAATCTCTTTCAATTCCGGACCCATAATATAGACAAAAAAAAGACCAAATGCTAAACTACATAAAAATACTGGAATGGATATATATTTTGTGATTGACATTGTTTCTGTTATATACTAATATATTATTAAAATATTATTTTTATAGAGATAGGGATAATTTTTCTTATAGAGATAACGATTCACCCTCTTCAATAACAACCTTTTTCCTTGAAATATTTTTAGGTTCTCCGCGTCGTGATTTACGAGACTTATCTTTTTTACCCGATGAGGACACTCCAAATTTCATTTTAATCACTCCAGTATCACCTAAAGTGTATTCTACATTTTCAAAAGAAATCGGTTCTTGAATTAAAAGATTTATATTATTCTCCTTATCAACATAAGATGTAGCGTATGTTTCCTTCATAATCTCTTTTAAACGAGGCGTCATGTCTTGATAATATATACGGGCGATATCACTCATCAATTGTTTATTATGTGTTTTCTTGTATTCGTCTGTATATTTTTTAATATTTGATATATTTGTATATACCTCGGTTTGTATTTTTTTTAAATTATTTTTTTTATCTACATTATAGATTTTGTCATTCAACAATGACATGTAATATTCTGAGCTTTCAATTGACCCATTAATTTCGTTTTTAATTTCGTCAAATTTTTGAACAGCCTGTTCAGAATCTATATATCCAAATAAAAAATCATTCTTATCCAATATGATTTGATGTTTGAATTTCCTTGTTTCTTCTTCATTTTCATTCATTAAATTTCGTAAATCATAGGTTACTCCTAAATTGATTTCTATATCAAATGGACAAGGATCTTTTCTGTCACCACACATTGCCTTTAATACTCTTTCAAACTCGTCATTGATTTTGGTTTCAAAAATAGATCCCACACGTCTTTGACAATTGACACATTTGGGAACAAGTTTTTTAAATTCAAAACGTTTGTCTTTCCAACTTAACTTATTCGTTTTTTCACCATACATGATTTCTTTTTTTTCTTTTTCATAATCATGATGATATTTTGATTTTAACATGTAATATTTATTCATTGCGTCCACGATGGGATTTTCATTGTTTTCTTTCTTATTTTCTTCAATATTTTCAATATCTACTATTTCTGCCATATTACTTATAAATTGGTGATATTTTATTTTTACGCCATTATACACATTTTATACCTTTCGATGTAAAAGGGTGTGTTCATCTTCCCATTGAGGTAATCCAGTGATTAACGATTGTTGTGCTCTTAATTTGGTTTCCTGGTAATTCCGGATTTTTGACAACACATATTGCTGCTTTTCATGATTCTTTCGTTGTTTTTCAGAAGGGGTTAGTTTTCCCTTGTATTTGAATAGAAGAATTGTTCCTAAAAGTAGAAAAAACCCGACAGCTAATGATATATTGAATATAATATTGTTGTATTTGTTTTTGAATTCGTGACATTGTTTTAATGTTTGATTTAAAAAAAATT